GTCGATCCAATTGACCCTGTTAAAGAAAGACCTGTAACCCCTACAGATATACCACCGCCAGCGCTTTCTGAAGTATTGCCTGCGGTTGCGTCAGCAGATACTCCTGTAACGGTTACTGTTGTATCGCCTGTACTAGTAACAGATCCTAGAGCGCTCGTAAGCGCAGGAAAAGCTACATCTTCATTGTAACCACCCGTATTGTACGTTTGGGTTATACTGTTATAACCCGTAAATAGTATGGTTACATCAGCCATATTTAGGCAATCCGAATAATCGCGCTACTAGCATCTGCTGTTGGGAAACTAATTGTAAAATCCCCAGAAGAAGATGATTTATCTGACCCAAAATTTAAAATTAACACTGCTCTATTTGCGCTTCCTGCCGCTGTAGAAGAGTTATAAATCATCGCTCCTCTAGCAGTAATACTTGAGCTAGAAAATGTAAGGTCTGCAAAGTCTGTTAAAGCGGTGGTGCTGGATGTCGTAGGCGTTACGTTAGTTAACGCGGCCCCTCCAGAAGAATAACCTGTGCCACTAGACTCGTTAGAAGAACTATAAGCAGTAGTCCCGGCCCCCAAACTTGCGCTACTTGTAAACAAAGCAAGTTTGAATGCGTTGCCAGAACCTGTTGTAGTAGTAGTTCCTCCACCAGATCCGCTTGTAAAATTATGCACTCCCTGAAGAAGCTCCTGCTTAAAGGATGTACACATTGCTTGAGTAATTGCCATTAGAGTTTCCTCAGTATTTCAGCCACATCATCGTGACCTTGTTTTTTAAATTCATTATACAGTGTAGTCCTGTCGCTTTTAATACCTTGATTTAAAGTGTGGACAATCACATAAAACATTCTGTCTCTAAACGCTTCTGCTTGTTGCTTGATAACAGGATCTGCGTCTTGAGCAATGCTGATTATCTTGGCAACTGCATTAGCTGACAACTCTTCTGGAGTGTGACCTCTTTCAGATGTTGTCTGAACATTGATGTCCCCTGGAGACATCTTTACTTCCATATCAAACATGCTTACCCCTTAGCAATATCATATCTAAATTCATCCCTTGCCCCATAGCCTTCTCCAAGTTTCTTCAATCCTTGTAGTGCCATGTCAAATCTTTGCTGATAAAGAGCAGTTTCATCAGGTATCTTTAAGAATGTTGCCGCCTCTACTAAAGATCCGTACAACAAAGCGTCTGGTGCATTTGTCGATAACCAGGTTGTCCCGCTGTCTGCTCCTGCAGAAAGTGACGCTGGTCTATACTTGTAGTGCAACTCAACAGTGTATGTATCGTCTGAAGCCGGAGCCATAATAAAGTTTTCATCGTCAAACAAAGCGTAGTATTTTGGAACTCCAGTAGTCGCTGGGTTTGGAGAATAATCTCTGATAAAAGACACATGCTTAAATAATAGGTATGAGTAATTGCTGCTAGAAGATACTGCTAGACTATAAGACGATAGAAAATCATCTGGTGTTTTTAGGTAAATATTACCAGACGCTACCTGACCTGTTTGATTTTTTCTGAATACTGGCATCTCAACATTCTTCAGTATTCTTTCTTCTGCTTCTTTTATAAAAGTTGGCAGTGTGGCAACAAACGTAGTCTCTGCTGTTTCACAATAATTCTGTATTGCTGTTTTTAAAGTTGCGTATGTAAAACTCATGTTGTGGTTACCTCAACTTGGCCAACCTCTCCATTGCCGCGCAAAGGATTAATCGTTAAAGCTTCATCTCCTGAAAATCCAACAGGGTCAAAGCTGTATTGTATATCTCTTTGTTCTTCTAGATTTGTTGGAGGCCTAGGGCTTTTTAAAGCTTCTGGATCTGCAACATTCCTAGGAGGATTTAACTGTGGATTTTTTGGCTCATAGCATTCAGAACAAACTTTAAATCCGGTCCATTCTTTTATTAACTTAGAATACTTTTTTGAAAACCCGCACCTGTCGCATATGGCAAGAGCGTGTTTGCCAGCAGCATATGCCATCAGGCTCTCCTAGATGACAAGACACCGGGAGATACTTTAAAAGAAGCTCTACTGCTATCTTGATCTGCCGCTCTTTGAAACTCTTCTTCGTAAATCCCTTTAAGAACTTGTACTCTTTCAGGGGCTCTTTTAAGGGAGATGTAATACGCCAACCCTGCGGCAAGACAAGGATAAAACCTAAAAGGCATATCCATTGTATTGATACTTGCGTCTGCGTCTTGAATTCTTACGAGCCTATTAATAATCAATTGGTCTGTGCTGTTTTCAGAGGCAGGCCAAATATATAGTCTAGGCGTAATTTGCTTGTCTAAGAACCATTGAGTGGGTCGAGCTTTTGTAGATTTGTTTGGGATATTCCAATATTCAGATCTACTTACCTGTTCCATTGATATATCAGTGGTAGTGGAGCCATCAGTTCTTCTGATAACAACATCTAGCACATCGATTGTGCTTGTAGATAAATCAAGATGCTCATCAGCTTCTGTTAGCGTAGTTGTAGAGTTTGTAACTGTCCATTGGTTAAGACCTCTATTTGCCCAATCGGCAAGCAAAAGGTTAAGGGATCGCCTTGCGGTGACCCCGTCATAACCTGTGCGAAACTCAAGGCCACATCGTTCAAATGCTTCCTCAATATATTCCGCTACATCTGGCTCAAAGTCTCTGCTATTTGATGTAGCCATTTACTAGTTCCTTATGAGAAGAACGTAGTCATTGCTGTTAGATCAGTAACAGCCGTGAACGTAACGAACCCTCCATTCTTAAACAAAAGACCGTCATCTGGCACATCAGGATAAGAGTTGGTACTAGCTCCTGCAACAGTCGAAAACTGCATAACTATTGAGCCTGTACTAGATCCTTCCCTAAATACTATCGTTGCTGCCCCGCTACCATTAACCACATAAATGCCGCGTAAGCGACAACGTGCTAAAGATATAACACCACAGCAGCTAGTACCTGAACCCGCGCTTACATTACCAGCAGGGTTGCCTACGGCCGTGATAGAGGCAATCGTAGCAAAAAGTTGTGTGCCTGTAGCGGTATCAGAATCTGCGCCTGTAATAGACTCTGATACTGCACTACCTGTCTCATCTGTACCAACAGCAGTAAAAGATATACCACTATCATCCCCTGCGCTAAGAATAGTAATGTTTCTTGGCGCATCAAAAGTGACAGATCCTCCAGAAGCTAAAGCGCCTCCTATTACGAGCGCAGCGTTATTACCTACAGAAGCAGCCACAGAAATTCCATTAGGGTCTGCGGCGGCAGCAGTTATAAAGCTGGATGTTACATCACTACCTGAACCTTTAAAGGACATAGTGATTTACCTCCTTTGTTACGCTATTTGCGTGTACTCAATGATAAACGTAAACGATCCAGCAGTGGTCGCGTCAACTGTATTGGTAATGTTGCAGTAAATAGTTCTTTCAGCAGATGTGTATTGAACAGAAGCGGGAGCAGTAGTTCCGCTCTGAGTTTGCAGAACCAAGGAAGTAGTTGTTACATTCCCAAGAACTACGGTTGTACCGCCATCCAAGATTTCATCTGTTACTGCCGCAACAATCTGTGCGCCTGAACTGCTTGTACCTACTTCATAACCAATGTCGCCTGTTCCAATAACAGGAGCAGTAGCACAGAATATTTTAATGTCTGTGATAATGGTGTTAGCGGGTTGTGTAAACTCACCAATAGCAGGGCTATCGCCAGCAGTAGTGTTAACTGTTACGCCAGTTGCAAAACCAACATGCTTAACATACTTGTCAGTTACGATTCCAGTAGAAGCAATGTTTGCTACATCTGTGAATGCGCCAGTAGTAGCGTTCTTTGAGACTACTGTAAACCCGTTTTCGGAACGGACGGGACCGTTAAAGGTTGTATTCGCCATGATATCTCCTGTCGTGGCTAGTGTCAGGCACGGTATGCGCCTGTCAGGGATAGGTTCTTTATACTACATAAAAAAGAAGGGGGCAATATATGCCCCCTTCCTTAAGTTTCACATGAAACCTTTTTAAGCGCCTTGAGATCCAAAGACACATCTTGGGTTGCTGAATCCGAAAGAGTATCGTTCTCTAGCTTTGTAGCGAACATTACCTGTATCGAAATCACCTTCCATAGAAGTGCTGATTGGAGTTCTTTCAAAGTGCTTAAACCCATCAGGGCAGTCAGTCATGATAAAGAATGCATCAGTATCAGTTAAGAAATGGTTGACTGCATAGCCTTCTGGCAAGAGTCCCATGTTCTTAATTGCATTGATGTCGTTATCTGCTGTCCCTACTCTTCCGGGTGTTTCGAGCAGCCTATCAGCAACAAACTGAAGTTGAGGCGGAACAATCAACTTGGTTCCGCGAAGAGCCAAGATCATGTTTCGATCATCAACGAAAGTTGATATGTTGATTAAAGCGTTTTCCAGTGACGTTTCGTTAAGATCCGCCATGGTAGTAGCTCGGTTAGCAATGGTTCCACCATTAGCAAGAGGGTGTGCAGTGTTAATCAAAGATACACCGTCACCGCCAGTAAAGCTTGAGCTAAACGCATTGTTTAATACGTTAGCAGCTTTTACTTGCTTAGTGTGAGCCATGCTTCGTGCAAGAGCCTTTGTATATCGAGCGCCAAGGCGGTCATACAAATTATCTTCCACTGCTTCTTCCGTAAGGGAGAATGCAAGAGCTATAGTTTCGTGAGTGTAACGAGCGGTGAAACCTTCGCTTGCGCTATCGTATTGTACGCCTTGGCCTTCATCCTTAGTGGATGCATTGCCAAAACCAACGATCATTACTTCTTCTTCAAATGCTCGATCTGAAGATTCAGTGTCAAAGATTTCTGCATGTTCGTTTTCATAACGATCATACTCCATGCCAAACAAAGCGTTTAGGCCGGGCTCAAGTTCTTTAGCTAGTTGTGCGCGTGAAATTGCCATTTATTCAGCCTCCTATTACGCTAAACCAACTGCTTTAGCGCCAAACAGATGATTCTGTATGGTGACAAGCACGTTAGTATTGGCTGTACTTACATCTGAATTCTCAGGATCTTGAGAGATATCCAGGGCTTTAAACGGCAATGTCGCTGTTGTTGCTCCAGTAGTAACATCAAGCTCAACGTATGAAATACCGCTTGAAGTGCTTCCTGTTCCAGAGTTATCAACAAGATCAAAATTACCGAACAAGTCAGCAACAGGGAAAGCCGCATCAGCTTGCACTTCAAACACATCCATAGGACTGTCATAAATGAAAGCTACTGCATCAGTGGCCGCGTTTCCGGGCCAATAATTGCTCCATGTTGGCTTACTTGTAGTTGGGTCTGTATAAAAACATCCATTAAATACGCCTAGGATGAGTGCGCTGGTAGCGCTACCTCCATCGGCTCTCGCAATACGAGTAACAATACCAGCAGTACCTTGAGTGACAATGTCACCTTGGTAGATGTTAGTAGTATTAGTCGCATCAGCAGTTGTTATCCTGTAGCGAGACTGACCTGAAGAGTTGTAGTTACCCTGCAGATTTCGTACATAACGGAGTCCAAAAGGGGCATCTAAATTTGCCATTTTCTAGTTCTCCTTAAACACAATCAAAAGTTAATCGTTTTTACCAGATGCCCCAAAGGTCACCTTGCTTTTACGTTCTTGAGATATTGGCATTCTGGGATCGCTCTCACGCATGAGATTATTATCTACAGCATTCATCTGATTCTCAGTCTGCTGTTCATAATAAGCGTTCCTTTCTTCCGCTGTCTCTTCAGGTATTTTGGCAAGAATTAGACCACCAACGCCCACAACTCCAGCGTGTTTTCCTTCTTCGATTGTAGGCAAATCATAACCTTCAACTTCAGATGGATGCACAGGCTCATAACCTTCCTGGAATCTTTTGTGTACATTAGTCTTGTCATCCTCATTTCTAATATGAGTTCTTACCCACCTGTAACGCATACCCGGTGGCGCTTCTGGTGCTTCTAGTGCTTGAGGCGGCTTCCATGGTTGCCTTGTCGCTTTCTTTCCCCTAGTAGCTTGGCTTCTTGGGGCTCTATTCGAT